TCCATTTCTTTGGCTTCTCTAATTTCTTCTTGATGGTCTATGTAAAAAGTAATTGCTTGTGGTATGCCTAACTTCATTGCTAACTTTCCACATAGAATGTCCACTGCCGTCTGTTGTTTATTGTTTGTCATTGCTCACCTCCTCCGTAGGTTAATTCAATTACCTTAAACTCAAGTATTCCAATATTGTTATTGCTATTTACAAAATGTTCAATTTCACCCAATGTTGTATTCTGATTACATAACATTGATGGATTTATAACCTTCCAATCATCTGGGCCAATTTGAATACTTGTCTTAAAAGTTGCTACAAATTGTTTCACTGCCGTTTGTTGTTTATTGTTGCTCATTGTTCGTTTATGAATTTAGCGTAATCGTGTGCGTCCTGTTCACTCTCAAAGGTTGCAAGTAACTCACCGGCAAAGTATACACGCCACTTGGTGATGAAGTTGATTGTGGCTTTAATTACGACCGCTTTCATTCTTGATAGCGTTATACTGGTTCTCCCAAGTCCTCGCCTTGTCCTCAAGCTCTTGCTTGGTTTTCTCGTGACTCATTTTTGCCAAGTTCAATTGGTTGGTGGCAGTTTGCAAATCAATGCGATTCTGCCAAAGTTCCCCTTCCAGTTCGGTGTTGATCCGATGTAGACGGTAGATTTCTTCCAAGTAACTTTGTGACTTCTTTTCATCAGCATACACCTTGTACACCAATAGGACGAATGTCAATCCAAATAGTATTGTTGTTATCATTTTGCTTTTCCTTTGTAGAATTTGTGGTTGTAAATTGCCTGACTGAATTGGTCAAAGTCAGGATTGTACTCGTCCCTCTCAAACTCGTATGGTTTGGCTTCGGGAAGTTCTTGCTTCATTGACTTGCGGAATGCGTGGATTCCGTAGCCCACCGCAAATGCGATGGGAGTCAAGATGATTGGGTAGATGATGTCTAATGCCATAGTTCAAACAAACAACATATTTTTCACTTATGCAAATTTATTTTCTAAATCTTTTTGTGAATGGACGATTTATTTTGTGATTGACAAAAATAGTTCTCCAGCGTAGGTCAGTTTCTCATCAATGATTTCTTGCGAGTCCTCGTCCAAAGTGATGAGCGTTCCTGTGACCTTCTTTCCATCGGGCATTCGTGGATCGTATGAAACGAAAATCCCTTCGGTCAACCCGGTTGCAATCATTCCCATCTGCATCTGCCAATAATACTCCGTCCGTTTGCTCTTTAGTTGCTCGTTGTTTTTGATGAAGAAGTTTTGAAGGTGGTTGCCTGAATTAAAAGGACATTTGATTTCAATGAGCTTCTCACCAAGTGCATCGGGAGAGTAACCACCCCAAAGTCCATAGGTGATGAAGGTGTAGGTCTCCGCTCCATAGTAGGTATAGAAGTCATCGGTTTGTTGCTGGAAGTAGTGGAAAGCTTCTTTCTCGTGTTCCTTGCCCCAATCCAAAGCACGACCATAAATCTCCGTGCGGTTGCCTGTGAGATACTCCGCTGCTTTCTCAAACACAAAGGACTTTGCCGTCTCCGAAAGGAACTCCGATTTTGATTTCGGAGTCCCCATCAGTTTGTGAATTTCGGAAGCGGTGAAGCGTGACCTTCTCAAATCTTGCCAATCCTCCTCCGTCAAAGAAGAGTGAATAGTTGGAAGTTGATGTTTCATTTCTCGCCAATTAATAGTTTTTGATTGACTGGAGAGACATCGTACTTGTTTGTGATGTCGGTCATCAGTCCACCGGTCTTGAGATGCTCCATTGCTTTTGCCCAATTGGGATGCTTGGGAGTGAGTTCTTCTTTCTTGGGTGCTGATGTTCTACCCATTGCCTTCTCACCGTCATCGTCATCATCAATGTTCAGGTTCAAGATAGAACCGAGTGCATACCTCCGAGCGTAAGTAATTGCAGAACCCATCGCTTGTGGATCGTTCTGCTTTGCCACAGGCATCGTGTAGGATGACTCCATCCACTCACCTGATTCGGAGTGAACGATGATGGTTGTTAATGCGTCACCATCGGGAAACTGACTGACTGCCAAACCACAATCGCTCAATGGCTTTTGGATGGTTGACAAGATGTTTGCCAATGACGCATACTTTGACTTGAAGAAAGGATTGTTAGCTTCCTTTGCTACCTTGCTCACCGATGCTTGGAATTTTACCAACGCACCAGCGATGTTCTTGATTGATTCGCTTTTATTCATAGGAAATTTGTTTTTTGTCCGAGCATAAAGAAGATTGTGAACTTCTCCGGTTCTTTGAATTGGAAGGTCTCCGATGCCACACCAACAACATTCTTGGTCACGCATCCGTGAAACATCTCATTATCACTTATCAAGTAGGGTTCAATCTCTTCAAAGTGATGGTTGAGAAAATAGTTCTCTACCTGTGCATCAGTATACACATATTTACCTCCACCTTGAGAATGTAAAATCCACCCATTAGCAGCACATTCAATCATTGTTCACCTCCTTCAATGCAATCTCAATGACTGACTTGGCTTTGGGAGAAACGATGTTCCCCTCAATCAAATACTTGCGAACGGTTGGGAGAGATACCCCAGCTTTACGAGCGACTGACTGCAATAGTCCTTGCCGTCTCTTCATTTTAATCTCTTCAATTGCTTTCGTGTAATCCATAACGAGAGCAAAAGTAAAGTAAACTTTCTAAATGTGCAAGTATTTTTTTCTTTTTGTGAATTAACTTTTCACTTCCACCGCAAAAATCAAGTCACCAAGACGAGCATTCAACTCGTTGACTAACTCCATTTGTAAGGATTCGGTGAACGCATCCGATAAGAAGTTGGTTGCTTTTGTTCCCCTTCGGTGAATCTTCCTTGCGATGGCTTTGGCAAGTGACTCATACGACATATTTGGATTTGTTGGCTTGATTCCTTTGTAAGCGATCCATTCTTGGATGGACTGCCACAGGTACGGAGTGCCTTCAATGTGACCATTCCTCGTTGGCTTCCTTCCGTATTCCACAAACTCCCAATAATCCTCCGCAAGAAGGATTGTGTTGATGGATGTGGGTGACTTGATAATCTCTCCCGGCACGAAGGATTGCTTCAAAGCAGACGAAGCATTTATCTTTTTCTCGTCCATTGAACGAGCGATTTCAGGATACACCCTTTGATTCCACCAATTCTCAATGATTTGATTCAACAAGTCATCGTTTCCACCTTCACCAAGAAATGTGTCAAGTGCATCGCCTAATTTGCTTAAATCTATTTCAGCCATCCTACAAGCATTAAAACTGATAAACCTATACTGATGTTCTTGAATAGCGACAAAGTGCGTGAGATGGCTTTATTTTCACTCACAAGGGCATTGTTCTTCTCTCGCAGATATGCGTTGTTGATTCGCACCTTGACAATGATGGAATCTTGCTCGGCAATTATGATAGAATCCGATGTCACAATCTTGCAAAGAAGCGTGACTTGTTCTCTTGCAATCGCACCTTTCACCAAATAGTGGTTGGCTTGTTTGATGGTATTTGTATCAACAAGGACTTGTCCATAACTGGTCAACGGAAGGAGCAGAATCAACAAGAATCTCATCTTACAAAGTAGCGTTTTTCTTCGTTTGTTTTTCCTTCTCGGCAATCAGCTTGTCAAGATACCACTTCGCCTTGTACAAATCTTCAAGTCCGTTCTTGTCCTCACATCTCCAAAGGTACTTAATCACATTTGCAGTGCATACGGCAATGAGTCCCTTCTTCCTGATGGTCGCTGACTCAATCGCATCAATGCACTCTATGTCTCCCTGTTTGTAGTGGGTTGGGTTAATTGCATCCATTGTCTCACAAAGGTATAGTAACTCTCTTCAATCACGATGATGTGTCCACCTGTCATAAATAGTTGCGTATTTTCAAAGAAGGCACAAGCAGCGACAATGTGTTGCTCATTTACAAATCCATCTTCCAAGATTTGCACAATCTCGGGTTCAATCCCAACGGATTCAAGCCAAGAGTCGTTCTTTTGTTCCAGTATGATTTGGACTTGCTCCTCTTTCAATGTGCCATCCTTTTGATCCGTCTCCGTATTCTTCTTTGTATGCTGAAGTTCTTATCATCAAAATGTCCCTCAACATCACCGTGTCGTGTTGTGTCAACTGCTCAACGGTGTAGGTCATCTCATAGTCCTCGTGGATGTGTCCCATCCAAATCGCATCCGCCCCCTCTACATTCACACTCATTCGGTTGTGCTGGATAGTTCCACGAGTAACCGCACCACCGCCACCAAATCCGTGCATATATTTAATCTTAAAAGATTGTGTTGTATTGCCATCGTTGAACTGGATGCGAATCCATCCACCATATCCTCCCACCTGAATGTCCGAACCGGTCTTGTAATTCAGCAAGGTGACAAAGCGTTCAATGATGTCCGTTTCTTGGCGTTTTAAGATGGCGGTCTCGTGGTTTCCATAAGCAACCAACTTGATGAGATGTGCGTAAGGTGTAAACCAATCAACTGCGGTGTTGATGATGGCATCAAAGTAGTTTGCGTGGTTGTGTTCAGGACGGATGTCGCTCTTTGATTTGCGTGGATCGTATGCACCTTGCATCAAGCAAAACAAATCTCCGTTGATGAGAATGTCGTGATTCCCTTTGAGTGCTTCGTCAAGATGCTTCTTCAACAATTCTCGGTCACACTTGGGATTGTCCCAATGTAAATCCGAAATGAGAAGGACTTTCGTTTCCTCCCATCTCTTGTCAATTCGCACTACATTGTTTTTTTTCATATGGTGTCCAAGTGGATGTGTAATCCTATCGCCTTTTTCAAGCCCTCTGCTGAAGGTTTGAAGGTGTCAAGATAGATAGTATCAATTGAGTTGATTCGTTTGATGAGCGTGTCTCTTACAAGTTTCTCTCTCTGCACGATTCTCTCGTGCATCTCCACTTGTATTGGTCTTTGAATGCGAATCGGCTTCTCCAAATTAAGGAAAGCCAAAAACACGCTAAACAGGAACAACGCAAGTGTTAAATAGATAAGGAGTGTTGACTTGGAAGTTGATTGCATATCCTGAAAGAATGTCGGTTTTGGCATCGTAAAAAGGTGAAGCGTTGGAAGTAACTACCAATTCAAAGTCCTCGTCATCTTGGGTGTTGTTATCAATCAAAGCAAATACATCAGCAATGATTTGTGCGGTGTCCGAAAGAACCTCAATGACATTGCTCTCACTCTCAAACACACGATCCATCACCAGCAAAGCAAAGTTGTATGTCATCAAGTTTCCAGTTGTGGAAAGATTAAACCCATCAGGATACAGCCAAACAAGCGGATAGTATTCAACATTCTCAACCGTTAGATTGGACTGCTGACCGACTCCGAACTTGCCGACCATTTTATGGCTTTCGGCTGCGGTTTGAATCTTTTTGATTATTTGGTTTAATGTCATTCTTCAGGAATTTAAGAAGCTTTGCCTCGTTGTTTTTCTGCCACTTATTTGTCCTCGTTGGGGAAGTCATAATTCCAATAACAATCTTGTGAAGTTGGAAGATAGATGCCACCCACAAAAGCGGTATTCTTTGGACGGATGGTGTCAATTGTATTGCCGGGATTCAAGAATAACGGATAGTCATTTGGGTTTGTACGCAAGTAATCACGCAAACGATTCGCATAATACTCCGCTTTGTCACGGTATCTGCCCTCAATCATTGTCATCTCTTCAACGGATACGGCACGAGCGTTGTCACTCTCTCTTGATGCAACCGATTTGTTCATCAGTTTGAAAGTCATTGGAAGCATTGCTTCGGTCAATGTGTAGTATTTCAAACAGGGTGCAATATACGAATCCAAAAGGGTGACATTTAAGGCAGTCAAAGTGTTTGCATACGCTTGTGTCTGCAATTCATTGTAAATGCCTGAACCGATGACATCCCGAATATAAATCTCTTGAGCTTCTTTGATTGCTGACTTGAGCAATTTGTCGTCAACATTCTCATTCAAAGGAGTGTTGTCCTTGAGATAGGTTGTGCTTATGAAATATACAAAGTTGGTCATCGTTTAATTCTCCTCAATAATTTTTGAACCCAAATGTGTCTGCATTGTGGTGTGGTGATTCCTGTGCTTGGGTTGGTGTACCATTGACCTCTGCGTTTCCAAACATCGTATCCAAGTTCATTGCTCATCATATTGATGTCCTCACGAGAATATACACGACCACTATTCACAACATCCGTGCAGAACTTACGAGATGTATCAATCAAAAGTCCTCCGCTGATTCCCGGTGCAAGTCCGTATTGATAGCGAACGACCAATTCAGTTTGCAGATTCTTGATTTCTTCCAATCCTTTTGGGGTGGTTTCCAATCCGTCCTCGTATGACTTAACCAATTCCGCTTTTGCAAGTTTTGCAATTGCATCGGCAACAACCTTTGCGTCAAGTTTGGTGATGTTTACAATGTCTCCAACCTGTAACCCTTTGTTCTCTTTCAACACATTCAAGATAGCAGATTCAATGGCATCGGCAAACTCAAACTTCGCCTCCTCAAACTCTTCGGCTTTCTCTCCGTATTTGTTGAATACAATCAAGTCACGCTCATCGTCCCAACCGAATGGGTTTTGTTTTGACAAGGCAACTGGTGCTTCCTCTTCTTCAATCTCATCAAATCCCAACTCTTTTCTTGCTTCGTTGCGGTCAATGATTCCAGCGGTGAATAACGCTTGATAATCCAATCCAATCGGTGGCTTGTTGATGGTCTCCAATCTTACCTGTGCGATAGGTTCAAGTAAGTACGAGAACACATCGTCAATCTTTTGTTGGCGTGGTTCAATGTATGCGTGATGAAACATCTCATATGCTTCAATTAATTCCGTTCTGCCACCCAACTGACCTTCTACACGCACTCCAAACAACATTGGAGAGTTGACCTTGTGTGCAACAAATATCTCTTGTTGTACGGTCTTATTTAACAAGTCAAATTGCTTGTCAAAATCCGATGGTTGAAGATTTGAAATGACTGATTCCTTCTCGGTAGGATCGTTGTACTGGATGATTAACCCACCGGCATTGTCCGTGCCTTGATAGTTCTCTTTGAATCGTCTTGCAGTTGCACGAGCTTCTTCAGGTGTGGGGATTCCCTTGAACAACTGGATGTGAGTTTGAGCGGTGAATCCGTTCTTGATGCTATTAAGGTAGTAATTGGAAATCTCGGTGTCAACCTCAATATATTTCAACGCACCTACATAATCGGGAAGCGGATAAGTGCCTTCACCGGGACGATAGAACTGGCAATAGTACAATTGCTTTGATTCTCTCGTGATGGGGTTGTAGGGTTGATAATGAATCTTCTCCGCTTTGGTATCAGTCCAATCCGCACAATACACATACTCACCCTCAAGACCTTTGCGAACATCCTTGAATGGGATGTGATAGTATTCGCTTGGTGCGGTCTTGGCTTTGTTCCAAATAACCTCAACTGCAAACCCATTGAACAACTCGGCATCGTATGCAATCTTTGCTTTCAGTTCCTCATAGGTCTCATAAGCGTTGATGTTCTTTAGTTTGGCTTCGGCTTTGGCGATGTCGGTGGTGTTTTGTCCGTAAACATCAGTACCAATACCAGCAATATAAGAAGCTTTTGCAGAAACGATAGCATTGTGCTTGGGTGATTTGTTAAATAACTCTACGAGAAAATCGGGATAGAGATTGTCTGCTCCGAAAGTCACGAACCCCTTTGCCTTGTTCTCCTTGAACACAGGCAGTTTGTTGTCGTGAAAGTTAATCCTTTGGAATATCATCGTACCTAAATAGCAACTTAAAGTGATTGCAACATAGATACCAAATCAGGGTGCGGATAGACATCAATTTTGTCTGCACGAACCGAGTTGTGAGTGAACACTCCATTCTTTCCGCTCAAAGCTCTTTTGGTAACTTGCCAAATATCCTCGTGATAGGTCAAGTCAATGCCGTACTTCTCACGCCACAATAACAACAACTCTTTGGTTGATGCAATTTGCTCCTTCGTGTAGTTCTCAAAATAGGTATACCCCTTGTATGGCTTGTCAAGTTTGCAAACATCTTTGACCTCCTTGCCGACATAATTCAAGAACTTGCCGTTCTTCTCTACCAAATAACCCCAATTGCAAATCTCAATGCCGATGGATGTCTTGTCAAGTTTGATGAATGGTAACCCTTTGAAGTGTGCAGATTTCAAACCCAAGTGGAACGCCCAATGTTTAGATGAGAACCCTTGCACGATTTCACCTGACCGACTTATCGCAACACAGGTTGCGATGTTTACTGGATCGGCATCCCAAAACTTGAAGGTTGCCACTCCGTCACCACCACCAGCGGTGTGATGCAAATAGATTTGTGATTTCGGTGACTCTTCTTTGTAGTAACCGTTGAATTTAACTTGTTTCATCCGTGAAGAAGTTTGTGATAAACTTGCCGAGTCCACCACATATGCCAATGATAAGCATCAACTTGGGATGGTCAATGTTTAACCCGGCAACAAACAACGATCCCGCAGCGATGGAATCTCCAAGCACACGGAATCTTTTTGGTGTTGGTTCAAAGTAGGATTTGAAACTTATCCTTGTCCTCTTTTGGGTTTCCACGATTTGTGTTTGTTAATATGCTTTGTGTGTCTGCGGAGTTTGTTCTTTGGCTTTGCCCTAAACGCTACCGAGTTAGTTGCCTTTGCCATCTATCCTCTTGATTTTCTTGTGGTAATATACCACAGCCAACACGCCCGATATAATACCAAGAATCCCCACGCAAAAAGTAACAATTGGCTGATAAGTTTGCGTGAAAGTGATGAGAGCTGAACTGCCTGAAATAGCAGTTGCAATGACCGCACTTGTATCATTAAAGTTTTTCATCGGGAATTACACAATAGGGTGAGTCAGGAAACTTCTTGCAATATGCTTGTAAATACAAATTGTCATCACCCGAAAAAGTATGCACCCCGCACGGCTTTGGGAAAACCTCAAACGGGGCGAATGATGCGGGTGGTTCTGCATAGAAAAGAATGTCGACCGCCCATTTGTCGGATTGCTTTGTGCAAACGGGTTTGTCATCCACTTGCCCCCACTCTAAACAAATAAATCCTATCTCAACAACTGCACAATCAACCCAACTTTGGACTTTCGCCCCGTCGGGTGTGGTTGTAGTTTGCTCTATTAACTTGCGAAGTGTTGCCCATTCGGTTGGGGTGAACTCAAATTTCAAAAAGGTTTTCATAAGGTTGTTAAGGATGCAAGTTCTGCGTTTGTTAGGCGGGTTTTGAATAAGCAAAGTTGATTGTAAACCTTACCACCTATTCGGTCGTTTGTTGTGCTGTAAAGAAAAGTGAAATCGCTTGTTGTTGGGACTGTACCGCTTGAAGCAGTTGATATTTGTGCCCCATTAATATAATACGCAAAATCATTTGATTTATATGCAATTGCTATTTTATAGCGTTGCCCAACCGAAAAGGAATATGCACCACTAAATTGAGAAGTAGTATTTGAAACTTCGCCAATGATATTTGTACTGCTATTTGCGTATAGCCCAATATAATTTGCACCACCGCCTAAAAATGCAATCCATTTTGCTGACCCATCATAAGCAGTAAAAACAAAGTCAACAAATAGCACACCTTCGGTTTGACCGATGAGCGACGAAATACCCGTTTTACTGCATTCGTCTAAAACCCTTGTGGCACTTGCTGATGTTGTTGGGATGTAGGATGTGGGGTAACTGCTTATTTCCGCTTGTGCGCCCCATACAAAAACACCGCTTCCGCTTGTCCCCGTATAAGTAAGAATTGTGTCACCCGTTGAAGTAAAAACATAAGGTAAAAAAACACTACTTGAAGCCATTGTAATCGTTAAAGCACAACGATACCAGCCATTACCCATTGATGTAATTGACGCAATTCCACCGCCTCCAATAGTTCCAAGTGCACCGCTTCCAATGTTATACCATCCAATTACTGAGCCAGAACCATTGTAAAGTCTAAGAGCAATCCAAGACCTTTCAGACGCTTTTGCAAAAATGGTAAATGTAACTAATTGCCCACTTGTTGCACTTGTTGTATCGTCACCAAAATAGTGATTATTATTTGTCGAATCTTCTGCAAATTTATCTGCATTTGTTGTGCCGTCGGGTGATGTTGTTGCATTTGCAGTAACACTTCCATTTCCTTTAGTCCACCAAGCATTATCAAACTGCTCACTATATTGAACCAAATTCGTACTCTGCTTCTCCAACAACAAACTCGGACACCCGCCCCCGCCATTTTGGTAAGTTAGGCGTGGTACATTTAAGCGGTCGGTAGTGGGGAAATAGGGTTTGGCGGTTGAGCCGATGTTTAATTGTGCGCCCCAAGCAAAAATTCCCCCGCTTGGTGTTCCACTAATTATACGAGTTCCGTCTTGACTTGCGGGGCCTAATTCAACATAAGAAGATGTAGAAGTATTATTTATTACATTTATACAACGATACCACCCATTACCAACACTTTCAATCGATGCGCTTAATACATCGCTTCCTTGTGTTCCTACTGTCCCATTAGTTAAATCAAACCAAGTTTTTGTCGTAGATGTGTCTTTGCCTAAATGAATATAATCATATTCGGATTTTTTTGCATAAACACTAATTACAAAGGGCAAATTTGGTGTGGTAAATGGCCCTATATATATTTGGTGTGTAGTGTTTGCGGTTGAATCGGTAATTACTTTGTCAGCCGTTGTAGTTCCATTTGGTGCAGTTGTTGCATTTGTTGTAACACTTGCCCTTGAAGTTGTCCAAATGTTTAGTTCTTCCGAATACTCGCACAAATTCCACGGCACAACCTCCACCAAACCCGCACTATTTATTCGGGTTCCGTTGGATGCTCGGGTAAATGATAAATCTCCGCTCCCGTCTGTTGGTACTGCACTGTATACAATGTCCTCTTTGTATCCGCTTGGTATCATCACAAGCGATGCCTGACTCAATAAGTTGCTCATAAGTTGTTAAGTTTGTTTAGTAAGCAAGAGATACCCTCATAGTAGCCACCATCGGTTGTGATTCGTGCCTTGTATCCTTGCACGATGTCCCATCCTTGTCCTTTGTATAGGCGGTGTCGTGTGCCAATTCCGATGCCTATCATTTTAATAACCGATTACCGATCCTGAAGAGATGATGAACCCTGTGATTTTTGAAGAACCACCAGCGGGAAGATACGCACCTTGTTGCAAAGTGACTGCACTCAATCCTCTTGCTGAAAGTACATTTGTACCGTCAACGGAGAAAGATGTGAACACGGTGTCCTCTTGAACCACAAGAGCTGAATAACCGACTCCGGTCACAGTTCCAGTTGCGTGATACTTGAATCCATCGCCACCAGCGATGATGCTTGTTGAATTGCTCATTGTATGTAGATTTTTTCGTTTAGTGTTGGGTTGTATTCATTCTCGGTGAATGTCTTTTGTACTTTCAAAAGACCTGTCTCACACAACACGCCTCCAGCAGTTGAAACACTATATTCGTGTTCTCCTTCCAAAAGGGTTGCAGTAGTGCCTTCAATGAACTGAAATTGATTGTATCGCTCTTTGTGTGCAGATATGTCCGTCAATGTTCTTGTGACGATGGTTTCGGTTTGGCGATGAGTAAATGTAAACACATAGGATGCAGCACTTGCCTTCTCCGTCAATGTAACATACCAATTCTTCGTTTGCCCTTTGTTAATTACCAACATCTCTACAAAATAGCGAACAACTTTTTATGTAACAAAAAAGGGAGAGCATTTGCCCTCCCTCTTTCTCCTATGAAAACACGAACCAGTTAGATACCCAAAGTGGTAACAACTCCAGCTTGTAATTTGTAAGGTGCTTCCGCTTCAATCGCTGACAAGGTAACCTCATATCCATTTGAATCACCCATCGCAGTACCGGTGTTCGCAACCATAGCGGTCACATCACATCCGTACTCCTTACCCACCAAGAAATACTCATCGTTGTTGTTTCTCACGATGCAGAAACATCTGCCTTGTGCCAACAATTTCATTTCATTTCTTTTGGTGGTTGACAATCTGCGAAGTTTGAAAGCAACATCCGATTGATTGAAGGATGTGCCATTCTCAACACTCACAGTTGTGGTGATTACCATTGATCCAGTTGCTTTGGGAAGTTCGTAAGTATAAACGCTACCACTTGCAACGCTTGTTGCGGTAACTTCTCCACTTGCAACGGTGAATCCTGAAGTTGCCCAGTTAATCAAGTGGATGCTTTTGATGCCACCAACTGCATCTTTGCAGTCAAGGGCGAATCCTGAAGTAAGTAAACAAGGCATATCTTAATGGATTAAAGGGTGAAGTAAACGATTTCTCCGGGGAAAGCAACCTGAACACCAGCTTTGAAAGTGAAACGAACTCGTACTTCATCGTTGTCAATGCTGTACCACATCTTCACTTCTTCTTGCTCGTCAATCAAGTCAGTTCCCATAAAGAAGTTTGACAAAGAACCAGCAACAATCTTGCTTGTTCCGTTCAAACCACCTACGGCAATCAACTTCATATTTGTACCGGGGTAAACCATTTCCATAGTTTGTGCAGCATCTGCAACATAATGGAACAAGTTTGCATTCTTCAAGTTAACCAACATCAACTTGTAGGCATCAATTCCCAAGAAGCAAACCAAGTCATCCTTCTCTGCAACGGCAGCGGGGATGTTGGCATACACTTGATCCAAGATGTCATCAATGTTTGCAGCGGTGATAGAAGCAAATGCAGTTGGTGCAGAGTTAGCCAATACTGGAGACGCAGCAGCGATGATTTTGTTGAAACCATCAAAGCGACTCAAGTTAGGGTTACCACTTGCGGTGTCACCTTGCCACATTGCAGTTTCCAAAGTTTGTGCAATTACGGCAGCTTTTTCAGCACCGATTTGCTCTTCAAAGGGAACCATTGTTGGTGAACCAGGCATAATTTGGGTTTGCATCCATTTGGCTTCCAAAGTTTTTGGACACAAAGTTTCTTCAACTTTCACAGCACCAACGGTGATGTTTCTTTGAGTGAAGGCAGTTGTACCTGATGGGTTGTAACCACAACCATCGGCTTGGAAGAAAACGGTTGAAGCAAGGATGTTCAAAGCAGATGCTGATTTAACACCTACTTGAACTTGGTTAGCAGATTGCAAAGTTGAAGAAGTTTTGCTTCCGAACAATGCTTTTACCAATAAGTCAGTTGACTGCTCATTGGTGTAGTTAGCGAGTGATCCTACTGAAAATGACATAGTTTTATTTGTTTATAGAGTTTTTGAATTTTTTAAGTGCTTCAAAGCGGTCGTTCTTTTTGGTAGACACAGGTGCTTTCAAGGGTTCTTCGCTTGGCAAGTCAGCAACCTTTTCAATCAGGTCAATTGCTTTGCTCATAGCTTCTTTGTGTTTGATGTTTGATGCAGTCAATGACTCAACCTTTGCAGACAATTCAGCGATGGCAGATTCCAACTTGGAAACGGTGTCGTTGAATGCAGATACGGTTGCGAACTCTTCAGCTTCAATTTCAATTTCAATTTCGGGTTCAACGATTTCAGTAACAAAACCACCTTCAGTTGTAACCAACAAACCACCTTCAACCTCGTGGGTTGCATCAGGTGCTGGAATGTTGCCTTCGGCAGTTTGAACGAAGATGGCAGTTCCAACCGCCAATTCGCCTTCGTACTCAATTACCGTTCCATCAGTCAAGGTGGCAGTTGCCATCTCTACTTTTGTTTCTTCGTCCGAAAATCCCAACATCGTGCGGATTTCTTTCAATGTTTCTTTTGCGTTCATTTGTATAAAATTAGAGTTTATGTTTTCGTGTTGCAATTTTACTTGCCGTCCCACTTGGAAAGGACTTCTTTCAATGCCTCAAGTATTTGTTCGTCTTTCTCTTCAGGGAAATCAAAAACGCCCTCAACCGAGAACCCTTTGAACTCACCCTCTTTGACTCTTGCCCACACATCGTCATTGTCTACAAGGTAGGAAACAAACCACGATCCGTCAGCAACCTCGTCAAATCCCTTCGGTGGCATCACGCCTCTCTCTCGGTCAATGATGTATGATTCAAACAAGCTCACACCATCCATTATCGGAGTGCGGTGATGGGCATTGACTGCATCGTACTTGTTACCCCTTGCCCATTTCTTGGCAATCTTGAATATGCTCTCCTTGTCAAATACCACATAGTATTCACCACGAATGTCATCTCTGCGATAGATAGGAAGGTCGGCAATCATCGCTGCTCCAGTTACGATTCGTTTCTCCTCGTCTTGGATGGCAAACTTTTGACCTTCTACCTTTAGGATTCTTTCACACCAACGGAGCATCTCTTCACCACCCCATAGCAAATAAGATATAGTTCCACACGCTTCGGTGTCATCGGGGTTGTAGTATTCCTTCGCACGACTCAAGAAGGAGTAAGTGCGTTCAATCGTTTCAAGTGACAGGTTCTCACGGTTAGCAAGTTGGTTTGCTCTTGCTTTGCCTACCAATGTCGCACACTCGTTGCCTATCTTCTCGTTCAATTCCATTCCACGGATGGCATTGTCAACCGCTGCCTGTGGGTAATCGTTCTCAAATTTACCTTCCCAATATGAATAACAAATCGCAACGGCTTGTTCATTATCCTTGCCTTCATTGATAAGGATTGGAACACAACGAGAGATGAACTCATCTTCACTCTCATTTGGATTTGGTTCAACAAACTCTTGGTTGAAAGCAAGAAAGTCCTTTTGTATCGCTGGAGATTCCACGAGAGAGACAAACTCAATCCCTGTCTCTTCGTCCCATTCGTTGATGTCTAATTTGTAAACTGGTAGTTTCATCGTATTCAAATAGCGTTATTTCACAACGGACACTCTTTTGGTGTTTCCGACTCTTGCTTGTGTGCGAGTTATGTCCCCTTCGGTCACAAATACTCTCTGCGAAAATCCGATTCCTGTTTCAGTTGGAAGGGATGATGAAGTGATACTTGTTGGGTTGATTGATATTGGAGTTCCTCCAGTCAAACCACCTTGTGATGCACTACTTCCTGACAACAATTGTTTTGCTCTTGCGACATTCGCCAAAATCCTTGCCACACCTTGTGCATAGTATGCAGCGGTGAAGATGGGAGTTGCTGGTCCAAGAATACCCGCAACCTTTGCAGATGCTTGAGCAGATTCAGCATTCAATCCTGAAAACGCCACCGCACTATCAATTGCAATCTCAACCAATGCAATTCCCTTTTGAATGTTCTCTCTCTTCTTCTCCTCGTTTGTTAGGATGGTATTCAATGAAGTCAAGCCATCAACGGTGCTTTTTGCCATTGACAACTTTGCATCCATTATTTGTTGATCCGCTTTTCTATTTAGTTCAATTCTTTTTTGGTTGAACTCTGCCTCGTTGGCAAGTGCCTTCTCTGCATACAATTTGTCAATCTTTTGAATCTCCTCTTGGTTGCCTTTAGCGATTGCAATTTGCTCGGCATACCATCGTGATAATTGAGTGATTTGAGCAACTTGTTCTGCACCTAATCTCTTAAATTCATCTTGAGTATTGGTGATTCTTTTCTTTAATTTCTCGTCCTCAATTTGATTGTCTATGTCTTGCAATCTCTTTTGATGCTCTTTGCGTTTCTCTTCGGCTTCCTTGTTTTTGTCTGCCACATATTTGTCACGCTCTGCATCGGTCACCTTCAATTTGTTATTCAGCTCACGATACAATCTTGCTTCTTCTTCCAATTCATCCTCGGTCAATTTTACACCTGTCTCTTTTCTCTTTGCAATCAATGCCAACTGGTTATTGATGATTTTCTTTCGCAGTTCAAAGATTTCAAGTTCCTTGTTGCCCTGAACGGAAAGCAAGTCAATTTGACCTTGAATGTCTTCGTTGGTTGTGGTGATTGATTTTGAGAATGCCTTGTATGAGCGTTCCGCTGCTGAAGTCACACCAATAAAATCCGTAAATTGTTGCACCAAATTACCGATAATCTTTCCAACTTGTGCAAGTCCGGGAATCAACTTCAACACGGCTTGACTTACCTTCTCAAAGTTTGCCACTACGAAGCCCAATGCAACCGCCAAAGCACCGATTCCAGTTGCAATAATTGCACCTCTCAATGTGCTGAATGCAGTCACAACACGACTTTTGATTGTGTTTGCCAATGCACCAAATTGTTGTTGAACTTTTCCAAGTCCCTCAAGACCTTCAGCCAATGCCATCGCACCTTGCAACTTGACCATTGTCTTTTGCAAATCCTCGCTTTCACTACCAAAGAGAGCCATCGCCCCTTGTGCTGCTTGGAATCCACGAGCAACTCCTTGAACAACCGTATTGATTTGAGCAAACTTGTCAGGGTTTACTGCTGCAACTCGGTCATTGAAGTCATCCATTCGGTCACGAGCTTGTGCAAGTGCTTGTTCTGCCCTTATCGCTTCGGGAGAAAACTCACCGAACTGCATCACCGCCTGTTGTGCTTGGACGGTTAATTCTCTAATCTCCGACTTCATTGACTTGAAGTCAGGTTTTTTGACCGTTAGGTCTATCGCTGCCGTTAGTGCCATATCTTATCCGTTACCTATTACAAAATAATTTGTTCCATCACACACAATCCATTTCTTCTCCCAATGGTTGTTGATGACCTCATCGTCTCCTCCGTTTATTGTTGCAGCAGTTGCCGTGTCAATCGTGATTGAATGTGCTGAATTTGTTTTGAGAAATACCCAATGCTTTCCGCTTAATCCTGACGGATCGGGCAAAGTGATGGTGAAGTTTCCAGCTGTCGCATCACATAGGAACAACCAATCGTCTTTGGTCACCGTTGTTGCCGTTGTTACCGTCTTAACTGCACCACCACTCAAGAAGGATGGATACATCTCATAATTTCCGAGATAGAGTGTGTCAGGTTTAGTGACTACAAAGTCATCACACAATATCGCAGCACTCCCATCCGTTCCATCTTGGAAGGTTGTGTTTTTGGAAACAACCGCAAATGTATCGGTGAGATTATTGTTCTGCACAATACCATCGCCCTGAATTATACCTCCTCCTCCTTGACTTACACCAACGGTCACACCTTTGATGCCGGGTTTGATTGGGATATTCCCACCGGGATAGATGTCGGATTCTGCATCGGTTTGACCAGCAGTTCCCGCACCGATTGTCTTTTGAACAATTGATGCTGGTTGGATAAATTGTGCCAACAGGAACTCGCAGAAATACACACCATCTTCAGCGGGGTTGTAATCGCTGATTTGATTTAATCTCCAATACTGACCTTCAAAGAAATACGCATCCGAGAATGACAAGTTCAGCCAATCCTTTGGAGTGATGCGGAAGTATGCTCTTAATATCTTGGAGTTTGATCCTGTAATCTCACTCAAGAAACGATAATAGTAATTGTTGACAAGGTTTGCATTGGTGTACTTATATCCCGCACCAACACCAATCTCTCTCGGCATTCCAAAAAGAATGTCATATGTCGGATTGCTGATTGAGTCCAAGTGAATAGTCAATGGTATTGAGAATTGATTTGTGTAGTTCAAACCAACACCCGCATATTGTGCGTAGAACTTCCAATTGACTCCACTAACAACACCACCAAAATACAATAACCGCAAGTCACCATCTTGATAATTGGGGACATACGACAAGACAAAGTTCTTTTGGTTGTTGTACGAGTTTATCTGCGTAGGTGCAAAAGCAATTTGAATCTTTTTCTCATTCTTGATAAACTGGTTGTCAACCTTGTATGTGCGACTTCCGTATGTTGTTTGATACGATTCCTGATACAAGACATTGGCTTCGTCCTTGCCCTCTTTGTATTGTAGGACATATGGGTTGGCTTCAAGTTCTCCCATAGGCACAATCTCAACAGGTTGAGAATAGTCCAGTTTAGCAGTCCAATCAACATTATCTCCAGTATAGAACTCATCTCGTGGAACGCATCGCAGATTCTTTGGATTGTCTTTGTCAGGTTCAATGTACAAATTGAACATCTTAACAAACGACATA